ACAATGACCATAAGAATCAAGCCTCAGCATGGAAGCTTGTCATGGACAGGGTAGCTCCTGTAGCAGCCTTTGAGAAAGAAATCATTAAGGGTAGTGGCAAGAGTAGTATCCAAATAAACATTACTGGTGTCGGCTCTACCGATGTCTCAGGTTCCCAAGACCCTGAGGAAGATGCTCAAGAAGGGGAGTACACTGTAGTATGAGCGACTTAAACATAGAGCTATTAGATTGGCAGAAGGAAGTATGGGCAGACCCTACTCGCTTTAGAGTAGTAGCCGCAGGACGAAGGTGTGGTAAGTCCCGACTAGCTGCTTGGCTTCTTATTGTCAATGCCTTACAAGCCGATAAGCCTAACTCCCATGTCTTCTACGTAGCACCTACACAGGGTCAGGCTAGAGACATTATGTGGAGTCTTCTAGTAGAGCTAGGTCAACCAGTAATCCGTAGTTCCCATATCAACAATATGCAAATAACCTTAGTCAATGGTGCAACCATAAGCCTTAAGGGAGCCGATAGACCCGACACGATGCGTGGTGTCAGCCTTAAGTTCCTATGCTTAGACGAGTATGCAGACATGAAACCTGAGGTGTTTGAGGAAATCTTAAGACCTGCATTAGCAGACCAAAAGGGTTCTTGCTTATTCATAGGCACACCCAAGGGTCGTAACCACTTCTATGACTTATACAAGTACGCAGAGCTAAGTGGGGATGATGATGTTACCTTTAGTGCTTGGCACTTCACAAGCTACGACAATGAAACCTTAGACCCTGAGGAGATAGACGTAGCTAAGAAGAGTATGTCAACCCATGCTTTTCAACAAGAGTTTATGGCCTCCTTTAAGAACCAAGGTTCTGAGATGTTTAAAGAGGAATGGCTACAATTTGGCACTAGGCCCACAAGTGATGGAGACTATTACATAGCCATTGACTTAGCTGGCTTCCAAGATGTCAGTAAGAAGAAAGGTAAGACTAGCCGATTGGATAACTCTTCCCTAGCTATTGTTTTTGTCAATGAAGAGGGTTGGTTCGTTGAGGACATGATCTATGGCAGGTGGACTTTAGATGAAACAGCAACTAAAATATTCCAAGCAGTAAAAGATTATAAACCTTTATCCGTTGGTATTGAGAAAGGAATATCAAAGCAAGCTGTTATGTCTCCGTTAATGGATATGATGAAGAGACAGTCATTCTTCTTTAGAGTTGAGGAACTAACCCATGGTAACCAGAAGAAGACTGACAGGGTTATGTGGGCCTTACAGGGACGTTTTGAGCATGGTCGTATAACTCTTAACAAGAAGAAGAAGGATTGGCATTCACGCTTCTGTGACGAGCTATTCCAGTTTCCTGACCCCTTAACACATGATGACCTAATAGACAGTCTAGCCTATGTAGATCAACCTAAAGTAGCTTACATAGGCAACTTTGAAGAACAAGATGACTTTGAAACATTAGATTTAATCAGCGGATACTAAACATATGAAAAACGATTACAACGAAAGTACAGACCCAATTATTATTGAGCAATCCTTAGAAGATTGGGTACTCACTAAAGTGGACGATTGGGGCGACTACTACGAGAATAACTACAGTGAGAAGCATCAGGAATACTATCGTCTATGGCGTGGTATTTGGAATGCCTCAGACAAGACACGACAAGCAGAGCGTAGTCAGATCATTGCACCTGCCTTACAACAAGCTGTAGAGTCTAACGTAGCAGAGATTGAAGAGGCTACCTTTGGTCGTGGTAAATACTTTGACATTAAAGATAACATGGGAGACTCAGAGACTGAGGACATTATGTTCTTACGTAAGAAGCTACATGAAGACTTTGACATGACTAAGATTAGGCGTGATGTGTCTGAGTGTTTAATTAACTCAGCAGTCTTTGGTAATGGCATTGGTGAAGTAGTCTTAGAAGAAATTAATGAGATGAAACCTGCGACTGAGGAAGTCATGGGTGGCGCTATGGAAGCTGTAGGTGTTAACATTAGTAAGCGCACTGTAGTACGCCTACGTCCTATCTTACCACAGAACTTCCGTATTGACCCTGTAGCCACTAACGTAGAGGAAGCCTTAGGTGTAGCCATTGACGAGTTTGTCAGTTCTCACTTAGTAGAGCAGCTACAAGAGTCTGGTGTCTATCGTGAGGGCTACTTAGGTAACGCTAGTGAAGACTTTGACCTAGAGCCTGACTCAGAGCTAACTATACACCAAGATGACAAGGTACGCTTAACTAAGTATTATGGTCTTGTGCCTAGGCATCTACTTGAGAAAGAGCTTGACTATGCTTTAGACGATGATGAAAAACAAAGCTATTACATTGAATCTGTAGTCATCATTGGTAATGAGTCTGTCCTACTTAAGGCAGAGCCTAGCCCATACATGATGAAAGATCGTCCTGTAGTTGCATTCCCTTGGGACGTAGTACCTAGCCGCTTTTGGGGCCGTGGTGTATGTGAGAAGGGTTACAACAGCCAGAAAGCGCTAGACGCAGAGCTACGAGCACGTATAGATGCCCTAGCACTCACAGTACACCCTATGCTTGCTATGGACGCTACACGCATTCCTAGAGGCACTAAGCCAGAGATTCGTGCTGGTAAGATACTCTTGACTAACGGAGACCCAAAGGAAATCATTAATCCGTTTAACTTTGGCAACGTAAGCCAGATAACTTTTGCTCAGGCTCAAGCACTACAGACTATGGTACAGCAATCGACAGGTGCCGTAGACTCTTCTGGTGTTGGAGGCTCTATAAATGGTGAGGCAACTGCTGCTGGCATTTCGATGTCCCTAGGTGCAATCATTAAGCGACATAAGCGCACCTTGGTTAACTTCCAAGAGTCATTCTTGATACCTTTCGTATCTAAGGCGGCTTGGCGTTATATGCAGTATGAGCCTGAGCTTTACCCTGTGTCTGATTACAAGTTCTGTGCCACTAGCTCCTTAGGTATCATAGCACGTGAGTATGA